AAATAATTCGAAATCGTTTTCTGCGCCAATGATAGGAGATTGGGTTGTTGGATTCTTTATGGATGGAGAATCAGGACAATTTCCTATAATGTTTGGTGTGATACCTGGTCTTAAACAATAGGAATTAAAATGACACCAAATCTTGGAACTGCTGAAAATCCTCCATATAGTCCTTATACAGGAATATTTAATGGTACTGGAAACCCTACAACACCTGCTCTTGGATTAGGTCAGGTTGCCAATACTGCAATTTCATTTACAAATAGTACTTTATCACACAATTGCGATTTTGCTGTTGATATTATCAAAAACAATCAATTGAAACGTTTTTTAAATTCTCAAGCAAATAACATTAGAGAAGCAATTCGAGATGTTATGAGAACATTAGGATTTTCTGATGCAACAGGAGAAAGTCAATGGTTGGTGGATAAGCTTAAAACAATTACTAGAGCATTAAAATATATACAAAAAAATGTAATACAACCTATTCTTGATTTTGAGGCTCTTGTTATTCAATATATTAAAAAAGTACAATCAATTATTGTCTATATTTTAGGTTTGCCTGCAAGATTGGCAGCTATGTTACAAGATTGTTTAAAAAGGCTTTATGCAGCAGTAGGTAATGCTTTGACAGATATTGTTGGTGGTGCAAGTGGTGGATTTGGTGACGAACTTAAAGCTGCCAAAGAGGCCGCACAAACATTCAATCAAACCGTTTCTATGGCCGCTACAGCGGCTGCAGGTGCTGTGGCAGTTTCTAGTGCAGTCACTCAAGTACCTAATGTTGCAACACAGTTTAAAAAAGGTATATAATGGATAATCCGTCATCCGTTTTATGGACACAACCTGAATCGGCCGCAAACAGCGATTATCAGCCACAGTATCCATACAACAACATACAACAAAGTGAATCAGGTCATTCGTTTGAGATGGATGACACACCAACCCGTGAGAGGGTTCGTTTATCCCACCGTTCAGGTACTTTTATTGAAATGCAACCCAATGGTGATGAAGTACATAAAGTTTATGGTACTGGATATGAGATTACAGTTAAGGGAAAAAATGTGGAAATTAATGGTACTTGTAACATTACCATCAACGGCGATTCAAACATCCATGTTTTAGGTAATAAAAATGAAAAGATTGATGGCAACTATAATCTTCAAGTGGTAGGTGACATGGTTGCCAGAGCTGCAGGAACCAACGGTATGCAGTTAATCTCGGATAACGACATGACTATTCAATCTTCTTCAAGTTCGACTGGTGCAATGTACCTGTCTGCTGGAGACCATTTATATTTGGCTTCAGACTTGGTTGTTGGAGGTTCAATTTCGGCAGACGTTGTTTCTGCCGAATCTAGAGTTAATGCTGGTACGGGAGTTTATGCTGGTATTAATGGAATGTATTCTCAAGGACCAATAACCTCTTTGGTTTCGGTACAGGCGCCCCTTGGCCAATTTGGTATTATGGAAGCTACTTTGATGACCGATACTATTAATAGTAACATCTATAATACTCATGTACATATTGGTAATAGAGGATTCCCAACTAGCCCACCTTTGACTGATTTCTTCGGAGTTTAATTATGGCACAAGTAAATAATGCTTCAGGTGTATACGCAACACTAGGTTATAATTTTAGTGACCCAAATGGTTATGTGGAACCTTTATCGGCAAATGGGCAGGCTCATTTAGAAAAACAACCCGCTTTTATTAGTACCTGGCAGGCACAAGATATTGCAAATAATGCTGTAGGCGGTTATTTTAAAAATCCTGTATTAACCTATGTAAACACAATTCTTACGACTGCCAATACGATTGCGGCTAATATTGCTATAGCAAATTGTGCAGCTTTAACAGGTGCGCAAACTGCTTGTTTAGCTTTATCTGCAACTGCGGTAGCTTTTAATGCTCACACCAACAGATTATCTGGAGTAACTCCATTTTCAGGTGAAGATGTAACGAATCCTTATTATGAAACTGCAGTTTCTTATGGTAAAACGGCATTATATATTACCAACCAAACAGATAACATAACCAATACATCACCTATTTTGGGCAGTTTTGGTAGTATTTTAATTGGACCACAGATTAGTAATCAATCCAATACAATTTATCCATACATCACTTTAATTGGTAATAGTCTTAGTGGTGATCCTGAGGTCGGACAAAACACATCATTAACCACAGCACAAATTAATCAAATTGTGTCGGACATATCAAATACCAACACTTTACTCTCTGGACAAAGAAGTGCGGATGTAACATTTTATGGTAAATTGAAAACATTCTCTGATAATTATAACACAGTAAGACAATTCTCAAGCATGGGAGAAACTCAAACTTATCTGTGTGATAACTTTATTGGCACAGACAAGTTAATTACACGAATTAATTCATAGGAAGCGTCATAAATAATAAATGGCAACACTAACCAATCTTTATTCCGATTTAGACCTTACATTTAACCTTGTTCCTGGTTCCAGAGATGTTGCTCGGAGTTTTGATGACCAAGCGGTTATTCGTTCGGTTCGTAATCTTTTATTGACAAATTTCTATGAAAGACCGTTTCAACCAAATCTTGGTGGAAACATTGACAAGCTTTTATTTGAACCGGCCACCAATTTGACAGCCAGTTTAATTAAAACTGAAATTCAAAATGTTATAACAAATTATGAACCTAGAGCACAAATTGAAGATATTACGGTTACTGGTAATATTGATGGAAACTCATTTACGGTCAATCTAACATTTTACATAGGAAATAATACCTTGCCAACATCGGTAAATCTACTTCTTGAAAGGTCCAGATAATGGCATCTTCAAACAACAATATTCAATTAACTGAATTAGATTTCAGTAATATTAAAAACAATTTTATTGCTTATTTGCAATCTCAAGATGCCTTTAAAGATTATAACTTTCAAGGTTCTGCCATGTCCGTTCTTTTGGATATTTTGGCATACAATACACAATACAATGCGTACTACTTAAATATGGTAGCCAATGAGATGTTTTTGGATTCTGCTTTACAAAGAGGTTCGGTTGTTTCTCATGCAAAACTATTAAACTATACACCAAAGTCTGCTATTGCTCCAACGGCATACATTAATGTTGCATTTACTGGTGTTACCTCCAGTTCTTTTACTTTGCCACGTTATAGTAATTTTATATCGGAATCAGTACAAGGTGTAAATTATAATTTTGTTTCTACTGATGCAATAACTGTTGCAAGTGCCAATAATACTGCTAATTTTACAAATTTACAAATTAAACAAGGTATTCCGGCAGTATACACCTACACAGTTAATTCCACCACCAATCCAAAATATGTTTTTGAAATTCCTGATTCAAAGATTGATACTACGTCAATTCAAGTTACTGTACAAGAAAATTCATCAAACACCTCTTATACAACTTATCAACCGGCCGGCAGTTTTTTAACTTTAACACCAACTGACCAAGTATACTTCTTACAAGAATCATTGAATGGCAATTATCAAATTAGTTTTGGTGATGGCGTATTAGGTTATCAATTACAAGACGGAAATATTGTTGTTGTTTCTTATATTTCAACTGATGGTACCATGGCTTCAGGTGCAAATAGTTTTGTTTTAATGGATAATATTGGAGGATTTACAAGTTCTTCTGTAACCGGAGTTATCCCTGCATCACAAGGTGGTGACAAAGAATCTATCGATTCAATTAAATTTCAAGCACCTAAAGCTTATGCAGCACAAAATCGTGCAGTAACTAAAGAAGATTACATTACTGCTATTCAACAAAACAATTTAGGTTTTGCTTTTGATTCGGTTTCTGTATGGGGTGGACAAGAAAATGAATCACCAGTTTTTGGTCAAGTGTTTATTTCTATGAAGCCAGAAGGTTCTTATCTTTTAAATGATGCACAAAAACAAAGCATCATTAATAATATTATAAACCCAATTAGTGTATTAACAGTAACTCCTACTATTGTAGATCCAGATTTTACTTACATAAATGTTTCTGTTAATGTTGTTTATAATCCAAATAAAACAACAAAAACAGCATTGCAAATAGAAACTGGTGTAAAAGCAGCAATTGCAGCATTTGCAAATACTTCTTTAAATACTTTTAATTCAACATTTAATGGATACGATTTATTAAATACTGTTCAAAGTTATGATTCTTCAATTGTTAATAGTGAATATTCTTTAAAATTACAAAAAAGAGTATTTCCAAGTTTAACTAGTTCTTCAACATATAATTTATATTATAATACTCCATTACAAAAAGGTGTATTATTAAGTGGGGTTTCTAGTTCTCCTGCTTTACAATTTACCAATCCAGCAAACACAGAAAGTATTATTGATGGGGTATTTTACGAAGAAGTTCCAGCAACAACTTATGGTGTTGATACTATATCTGTATTAAATCCTGGTTTTGGTTATCAATCTGCCCCAATTATTACTATTTTGGGTGACGGACAAGGTGCGACCGCTCATGCAGAGATTGCTGGTGGAACAATACAAAACATTGTTGTAGATACTGCAGGTAACAATTATACTACTGCTATTGCGACAATTACTCCAGTCAACGGCGATACAACAGGTCAATTAGGTGCGGTTGTTGTTAATCTACAAGGTCGTTATGGTACATTAAGAACCTATTATAATAATGCCACGAATGTTAAGACAATACTTGACAATAATGCAGGAACAATTGATTATTCTAAAGGTATTATTTCATTGGTATCTCTTTCGCCGGTTAATGTTGATAATGATTTAGGTCAACTTTCTGTTGATGCGACACCAGTATCTTCTTTAATATCTTCTTCATACAATACTATTTTAACCTTGGACAGCAGCAATCCTACAGCAATCACCGTAAATGTTATTGCTCAAAGTTAATAAATGATTCCAGATAATCAAAAAACATCGTTATTAATACCACAACAATTACCCGCATTTATTCGGGATGATTCGTCATACGCCACTTTTCTTGCTTTCTTAGAAGCATACTATGAATGGTTGGAACAAACTAACAATGTCACAGACCGTTCAAAAAATATATTAAATTATGCTGACATTGATAATACAACAGAAGAATTTATTAATTATTTTACTGAAGAATATCTTTCATATTTTCCTCAAGAAATACTTGCAAATAAACCTGAAGTTGTTAAAATAGCAAAACAACTATATCAGTCAAAAGGAACTACTGCATCATATAAATTTCTTTTTAGAATTCTTTTTAATTCTAATGTTGATTTTTTCTTAACTAAAGATGCTGTATTAAAAGCATCTTCTGGTGTTTGGTATGTTGCCAAAAACCTCAATGTAAACACCACAGACCAAAGATGGTTGTTAATTAATAATTTACCATTAGGTAGCTTAAGAGTATTTGGGGAAACAACTAAATCATTTGCAACAATTGAAAATGTAATATTTACTGGCACAAAAATGCAAGTTTATATTTCTAATCCTGTAAGACAATTTAATTCTGGTGAATATGTTCGTGTTGTAGATTCCAATAATAAAGATTATATTATTGATATAGACGGAGCAGAATATATACTCCGAGCTAAAATTGTTGGTCAAATTAATCAAATAACAATTGATCCAAAAAATCAAGGACTATTGTATCAGCCTGGTGACCCTTTAGTTTTTTATGGTGGTTTGAACGATGGTGCAAATACTAGTGCTGCGGCAACAGTTACCACTACAACAAAAGGTTCCTTATCTTCTATTCGCCTTGTTACTGGAGGATATGGTTACAGATTTAGTCCCAATACAATAATTGATATAAGTGCAACTGCTTTAGTATTACCTACTGCGCAAGTTTCTACGGTTGACGCTTCTCCAAATAATACTGCAAACGTATTTTTTGTTCCAACAGACGTTATTGCTACCGTTGCTAACTCTTACATTGGTAATACTGCAGCAGGTTTTGGACCTCCTCCATTAGGCAATAGTCGTTATACTTTTGCAAACAATTCAAGTGCAAATGCAAATACAACATTGGCCAATGCGTTTAGTTATATCGAGTTTACAACTTATCCAATTTCTTCAATTTTATTAACATCTTCTGGTACAGGTATTGCAACAACCCCACAAGTAAGTGCTGTATCATATTATCCAACATTAAGTGGTGGTCAAGGCAATTTGGCCAACTTAGGTATTCTTGCACCAATTCAAATTCAAAGTGGCGGTAAAGGTTATCGTGTAAACGACACAATTGTATTTACTGGTGGTTCAGGTTACGGAGCAGTTGCAAATGTAGCTTCTGTTAATATTGCAAACGGAAATACAATCACATCAGTAGTTTATGTTAGAACTAATCCACAATTATTTGCTTTAGGTGGAATGGGTTATCAATATAGTTTACCATCATTATCAGTCAATTCTGCAAACGGTAGTGCTAGCGGTGCTGTATTGTATGTTCCTGGTGTATTGGGTGACGGTGCAACATTTGCAGCTCAGGCTGACCGAGTTGGTGCAATTACTTCAGTTACCATCACAGATGCTGGACAAGATTATAGTTCAGCACCAAATATATCTTTGGCAATACAAGACCTTTCAATAATTACAACATCGACATTAAATTTACCACAAAAAGGTGATATTTTATTCCAAGGGTCTAGTTATGCTAGTGCAACATATTCAGCAATAGTTGATTCAACATCAATTTTAAGTTACAATAGTAATTCTTCTCAAATTATTTACAATGTTCGAGTTTACAATTACACAGCTCGTCCATCTTATAGTTTACCTTTAAAATTAAATTCAAACAATCAACAGTATATAACACTAACAAATTCTTACAATGCAATTAATCTTGCAAGTAGATATGATTCTACTGGTGTTTTGACTTACGGTGATGGTAGTGCTTTGGCCACGGCTTCGTTCATTAATGGATTAAATAGTAGTTCAGGTCAATATTTAAATACTCAAGGTCAACCAAGCGGATTCTCAGTCTTACAAAACCAAGAATACAATAATTTTACTTACGAACTTACGGCCGGCATAGAGATTGCAAAATATCGTAAAGTATTATTAGATTTATTACATCCAACAGGTTTAAAAGTTCTTGGAAGATATACAATTGAATCGTTGGCCGAAAACGATTTTACAACCTCTACTGGTTATCATTCTGGATTCCCATTAAGTCACTATACTGGCGCACCATCATTTGCCACTATGGTTGCAAACACAAGTTATCCAAGTACCAATACGGTATCTTTTACCTTTTTATATGGTGCCAATTTACAACAAGTTTTGGTGGTAGGTAACGAACTTTTAATGACTACCGCCAACGGTTTTGCAGTTCAGTCTGAAATTGCTTCCGTCAATGTAAGTTCAAACACCGTTACTCTATTGGATACTCCTTGGTTATCCTTTGCAAATGTTGCCTATGTAACAGCAAATGCTGGAAGTAATCGAATAAATATAACATCATTGACTGATTATTATAATATTGTAAATAATGGTAATTATCGTGATCCGTCAAATCCGTTAAAGGATATTGTATTTTCTGGTGACACGGTTGTTATTTCAAATAATACAGTAAGGACTGTATCCAATGTAGATTATCAGAACAATGTTGTTTACTTGACCAGTAATTTGACGGCATACGCCAATTCTGGTTCATTAATGACAGTTAATCGAACATTTGTTACAAGCAATGTTTACACATACGGTGCAGTAGGAGTTCAATATTTCCCTGTAATCACTACTGAAGATGGAAATATAATTATAACGGAGAATGGTCTAGAAATTCTATTAGGTTAAAAAAATGTCAACAATAAAAATATCGCAATTACCTCTGGTAACAACTTTTACCGCAAATACTCAAAATACAGTTTTTGTGGGTGTAGATTTGGACGCAGACTTGACAGGTCAATTTACTGCTCAATCAATTGCTAGAAATTTATTTTTAAATGAAACTCTTATTGTTGGTAATAATATTGTACAATTTGCTAATGTTATAGGTCAATTTTCAGGTAGTAGTCCAACGTATTTACAAATCAATAATCAAAACTTTAATGCCAATGGATCAGCAGACTATGTAGCGTCAACCAGTGATTCCGATAATTCTTTTGGATTTATTGACATGGGTATTGAAGGTGCAAGTTATAATGGTGTTGTCGCTGGTTATCCAGCATTTAAACCATATGATGGTTACCTTTACATGGTGGGCAAGTCAGTTAATAGTCCAACAGGTAATTTGGTTATTGGTACACAAAACGCAAGTAATACTGTATTCATTAATGGTGGTGTTAACAATAATAATATTGTTGCTTTAATGACCGCCAATGGATTGGTACTCAACACACAATCTTATATTACTTTTGCTGATAACACAAGACAAATTACTAGCGCAGCAAGTCTTGACTATACAACCAAAGCGTCAGCAGTAGCAAACAATGCTTCAGCTAATTCAATATTGTTACAAGCAGGATTAAATGCAGCTAATGCAAATATAGCAATTGCTTTGTCCAGTACTTCTGCAGCCAATTCAAATATTGCCATATTACAGGCTGTTAATTTAACTCAGAACGATAATATTCAAACAGCAACAACTTTATCGCAATACGCACTTGGTGTACAAACAACTCAAAATACTCGAATTCAAACTGCTCAAAACCAAGCTAACGTTGCTGGTATTGTTGCTAATACTACTGCTGTGGTTGCTAACTCAGCAGTTCAAAATACTGCTCTTATTGTTGTCAATTCTTTGTCAATAACAGGCAATTTAATTGCCAATACATTAAATCAAACTGCTTCGATTGATAATATTATATCAAACAATTTAACTCTTAATAAAAACCTTACTGTTAATGGTTCTATTACTGCTAATACAGTACGAGGTAATGTGTTCTTCTCTAACATTACTACTGTTTATACTCAAGCAAATGCAATTCAATGGTTTGCACAATATGTGTCACCAGCACAATTTGATGGCCAAGTGTGGTATTCTGGAAATACTATTTCTTTGATACAAGATACGGATATTCCTGGTGATAGACCTGCAATCTCTAAAGTATTATTTGAGCGGGTATATAATAATACCGGTTCAGCAATCCCAAATTCTTCGTGGGTTCGTCTTGCTGGCGGAGTTACTAGCAATTCAGTACCTTTTGTTACTCTAGCAGATGCCACCAATGCAGCTAATTCACAAGTAGAAGGTTTTGTTAAAGTAGGAATTGCTGCAGGTGGTTATGGATTTGTATACACCAGAGGTATTGTTGATGGCATGGACGCTTCTGCATTTGGTCAGAATGGTCAATTATTATTCCTATCAACTACTCCAGGACAAGCAACTAATGCAGCACCAACAGGTGCTAACTCTGTTGTTTCTGTTGCTAAGATACTTTCAAACGGAACCGCCAACGGCAAACTACAAGTTGCAATTCAATCATTACAAGCTTATGGTAAACCAAACGGTGCCATTTTATTTGCTAACAACAACTTAATTCAAGCAAGTAATACATTATTCATCAATGAACCTGCTGGTCGATTAAATGTGTCTAGTAGCATTTATGCTGCCAACGGCATTATTAATAAAACATCTGAATTTCCAAGTACTCAGACAGCAATCACTATTAATATGACTACTGATACATGGGTAAAATGTAACGTAGGAGCATCACTTGCAATTACACCAACAGCCTTTAGTCCTGGTACTGAAGTGATTGTAATTGTAACTAATCCTAATACTGGCGGCGGCGCAAACAGAACAATTACTCATGGTGGTATAGCTTACAATTCATCGGTTGGTGCAACAAGTTTTGTTTTGGGTGGCACAACAACTGCTTTCATTAAGTACTATTCGCTTGATGGTGATTTAGCAAACACTTATGTTCAAGTAACCTATAGCTAATAAATAAACCATGGCATATAAAAATATATTAACTTACGCAGCAAAAGTTTCTCAAGTAGAGCAAACTTACTATTCACCTACTTCGGTATTGCCTATTACTGGTCTGCCAATAAGTTCAATTTATATTTTTCTTTCTCGTATTGATCCATGGTTAAATGATTTAAATCCTGATACACCACAACAAACTCAACAATACATTAAAAGTGTTTTTAAAAGTATGTTTGTTGCAAAATTAGTTAATCAAAATAATATTTCACCTGTGATAGAAAGACACGATTGGTTATCAGGCACAACATATAATTATTACCAAGATGATATTGATATGTTTCAAGTGGATCAAAATGGTTTTAATGTTATAAATTATTATATTCGTAATAGTTATGACCAAGTATTTAAATGTTTGTGGAATAATCTTGGCGCACCATCAACAGTAGAACCTTATTTTCAACCAGGAAACTATGGAGTAAATAATATATTCAAAGGTTCTGATGGTTACAAATGGAAATATATGTACACCATTGATGTAGGTACCAAAAAAACATTTATGGATGCAACTTGGATACCTGTGCCAGTAGGAGAAAATACCCCAAACCCATTACAAAGTGCAGCCGGATCTGGTGACATTGAAGTAATTAATGTTACCAATGGAGGTTCTGGTTATGATTCAGCAAACGGTGCAATTACGGTAACTATTGCTGGTGATGGTACAGGTGCTGAGGGATTGGCAGTAGCAAATGCATCCGGATCAATTACCGATATTATTGTAACAAACGCAGGAACAAATTATAGTTATGCGACAGTAACTATTACATCAAGTCTTGGTTCGGGCGCAACGGCCATAGCTCCAGTAAGTCCAATCGGTGGCCATGGTTTTGATCCTGTATCAGAATTGGGTGTCAAAGCCGCAATGATTACTGCCGAATTTAATGGTTCTGAAGGTGGATATATTCCAACTGATGTAAATTATCGTCAAAGTGGTATTTTAATTAATCCAACATCTTTGCAAAATTATCCATATCCGGCTAATGGCCAAATTTATTCTACCAGTACGGATTTGGTTGTTTCGACAGGCTTTGGTGCATATGTGAGTGACGAAATTGTTTATCAAGGTAGCATAGCTAATCCAACATTTAAGGCAACTATGTTGAGTTTTAATTCAACAACCAATGTGGTTAAGTTGATAAATATAACGGGAACACCTCTTGTTAATCAACCAATTTTTGGTGTCACATCACAAACAGCTCGAACTATTTTAACTTACAATACTCCAAATTTTGTACCATTTTCTGGTTATTTGTCACAAATACAAAACCGAAGTGGTGTTGAAAGAAGTCCGGATGGAATAGAACAATTTAGATTTGTATTAGGATACTAAGGGAATAAAATGTCTTTAAATTTTAACGTTGATCCGTATTATGATGATTTTGATCCTGCAAAAAATTACCATCGTATTCTTTTTAAGCCTGGTTACGCTGTTCAAGCTCGTGAATTAACACAAACTCAATCCATTCTGCAAAATCAAATCTCTAATTTTGCCGATAACATTTTTAAACAAAATACTCCCATTACTGGTGGCCAAATAACCACCAATTTAAATTGTTTTTATGTTAAATTACAAACAACTTTTAATAATGTAACTATTAATCCTACAACTTTTGTTGAAAAATCAATTCAAGATATCACGGGTACTGTTAAAGCTCGTATTATTGCTGCAGCTTCTAGTAGTGGTATTGCTGGAGATCCTCCTACAATTATTGTAACATATACATCTGGTGTACAATTTACTAATGGTGATGTAATCTATGATGCAATTTCTTTACAGCCTATAGCGCAAGCAATTACTTCTGCTGCTGTTGGTTCAAGTTCTGTTGCTTCTGTTTCTCAAGGTGTATTTTATATTTCTTCTAATTACACCACACCATCCGGTGAAGTAATTACTAAAGGCACATTTGTACAAGTAAACCCACAGACTGCTATTTTGGACAAATATGATAGTATTCCAAATTTAAGAGTTGGTTTAAATATTGTAGAATCAATTACAACATATTTAAATGATTCTTCTTTATTGGATCCTGCTATTGGTGCTTCAAATTATCAAGCTCCTGGTGCAGACCGTTATAAAATTGATTTAGTATTAGAAACAAGACCATTATTATTAGGTAATGATGATTCATTTATTGAATTAATTCGTGTAATTAATGGTGAAGTTCAAACAATTGTAAACGGAACAGTATATAACGTTATTGATGATTATTTTGCAAAACGTGATTATGAAACCAATGGTGATTACATTGTTAATGATTTTAGATTAACTCCAAAAGCAAATACGGCAGACAGTTCAAATAATACTTACATCATGAGTGTTGGTAAAGGTATTGCATATGTTCACGGTTATCGTATTGAAAATCAAGCGCCAATTGATTTAACAACAAATCGCTCTAGAGTTACCGTATCACAAAATAATAATCCAACATATATGTCTTATGGTAATTATTTTTATGTTGACACAGTTCGTGGTGCAAATGGACAATTCTTTGACACAACCACATATTCAAATGTAGACTTTCATTGTGTAACTGTGGCAAACGTAAGTGTTGCAAGTTCTAGTTCTTATTCTTCAACTGTTGTCGCAACAGGTTATATTCGTGGATTAGAATTTGACCACTCTACTGGTACAACTGCAAATTCTTATGTGTATCGTATGTATGTTGATGGTCTACAAGCAAATAGTATTAGCGCCAATGTAACAGCGGCAACACCTAATACTGTAACGTTTCCAGCTTACTTCTCTGCATCAAACACTGCATATCCAGGCATGACCATTACCATCTACAATGGTACAGACGCCGGTGATAGCCGCACAATTGTTGCTTACAATGGTGTTTCTAAAGTAGCAACAATCAATCAAAATTGGACAACAACTCCCGATACAACATCACAGTATACATTAAATTTTGATATTAAATATGCAAATACTGTGGTGTTTGCAAATAAATCTTCTTTCCCAGCACAAATATATTCTACCGCTCTTATTGATGAATCAAGCAAAGCGAATGGTGTTCCATTAGGTTTAACAACATTACAGAACCCAACATATCCAGAATTAATTTTCCCTGTTGGAAATCCTTATGTTGCCAACTTAACAAATACAACTTACACCACACAACAATTGTGGAGAAATGTTGGTTTTACTTCTACTGGTGTTGGTTCTACGGTTTCAACAGCACTACAATATACTGGCGACTATTCAAATGTTATTCGTCATATTGGTACCGGCGGTTCAACCCTTTCATCTTCATTAGTTAAACAAAATTTTGTTATTGTTGTTACTGCTGTTGGTGGAGGATGTACATTAAATGTGGGTGAAGTTGTTCCTTGGACAACAACAGGAAGAACAGTAGTTTTAAGTTCAGATGCTTCAACAGCAACATTACAAGCATCAGATGTTGGTGGTACATTTACAGCAACTATTCTTGTTACTGTTTACGCAGTTAATGCTGATAATACTACTCACTTGTTGAGAAATAAAACATTAATAACAGGAAATACAACAGTTATTAATTCCAGTAATACTCAAGTTGCAACATACACTTATGTAGATAATACAGCAACAACATCAAAAGGTCAAGTTTATATACAAAATGCTGGAATAGTAAATCCAGGAAAACCACAAAGTTTATACTTATCAGATGTTAAAAATATTGTTCGTGTTATTGATACCGGCAGTTCAGGCACTTTACCAACTGCGGCTATGTTGGTTTCAGGTTCCTCATACGATATAACCAATAGATTTAGTTTTGATAATGGCCAAAGAGATGGATTTTATGACCATGCTTCGATTACATTAAAACCTGGATATCCTAAACCTTCTGGCAATATGTTGGTTGTTTTAAATTATTATCAACATACTGGTGGAGATGGATATTTTAGTGTACAATCTTATTTGAATGAAGCTTATCAACAAATTCCACAATATACTAGTAAAGCTGGTATAGTATATGCACTTAGAGATTGTTTAGATTTTAGACCAGCAAGATTGAATGCTCAAACATTAATGACATTCCGTTATTCAAATAGTGGAGATACAACAAAGTATGGAGTATTTCTACCAATAGATATGTCCACATTTACAGGATATTATAATTATTATTTGGGTAGAAGGGATAAATTAGTTTTAACAAAAGATAAGAGTTTTAAAGTTATTGAAGGTACTCCTTCGATTACTCCTTTATTCCCCGCTCAGCCAGATGGTGCACTTGTAATAGCAAATTTAACTTTGGATCCTTATACTGGTTATTTACCAACAGAAGCACCTTCTGGTTCCGTGCCAAATCTATCGATTGAAAAAGTTAAACACAAGCGTTATACAATGGAAGATATTGCAGGATTAGAAAAACGTATTAACAATGTTGAGTATTACGCATCTTTGAGCCAATTAGAGCAGACTGCAACTTCTCAACAAATTTCTGATGCTTATGGATTAAATCGATTTAAAAACGGTATTATTGTTGATGACTTTTCTAGTTATGCAACTGCCGATACTTTAAGTCAAGATTATTCTGCTACAATTAATCGCCGTGAAAGAAGAATGACGGCATCACAAAATGTTAAAAATTATCCACTAAAAGCTTCAGCTTTAGCTTACAACATGGGATTGCCTTCTTCAACAACCTCAAGTGCATTAGGTTACAATATTAGTTATGATGGTTATATAAATTATTTTACTTTGCCTTATACAACAGCAAATGTGTTTACTCAAAAATTGGCTTCTAGAACAACCAATGTTAATCCTTTTGCTTATGTAACTAGAGAAGGAACACTATCTTTATCTCCAAATATGGATAATTGGGTAGACACAAATTGGTCTCCATCATTATTAATTACTGATCCAAATTTACAAGTATTCCAAGCTAGTGAAAATATTAGCGTACTATCTTCTGGTGATTGGAAAACAGTTTCGGGAACAACAACTAGTGATACAACTTTCACAGAAGGACATGGAATTAATCCAAGTCCATTTGGTTTTGTTGGTTTTTCAACTTCAACAAGTGTAACAACTACACAACAAGTAAAAACAGACATTCTTGGACCATACGATAAAATTGGTAGCACATATTCATTGAATAATGGTTACATTACTGACATTTCTATTTTACCATATATTAGACCACAACAAGTTGTTGTTCGTGCTCAGAGTTTGTTAACAAATTCTCCAGTTACAGCATATTTTGACAACGCAAGTATTACAAATTATATTCGTAAAACAAACGTTATTGAATTAACAAATGTTACAGGTGCATTTAAACAAGATGATGTATTAGGTTATTATTCAAGTGGTATATTTACTCCGACTGCGAGAGTTGTTGGAGTATACAATTATGCAAATACAAATAGTACAAGACTATATGTTGCTGCCGATCCTTCTTCCACAACATATAATAATTCTTTATCTTTGGTAAATGGTTTCTTTGATGTTAACGGAATTTATCAAGGTAACACTGCAAGAGGTACAATAGCCTCGACCAAACATTATGGTGGCAGAATTAGAAACGCCAATACAACAACCTCGGTTCAATTGTCTGTATTGGCATCAACAACAGATGATTATTATACTGGTAACACAATTTATATTTGTGCCGGTACAGGTAAAAATCAATCTGCAACGATTTCTAATTATTATGGTGCAAACCAAGTTGCGATGTTATCTTCTTCTATTACTAGTGCTAATGGTGATGTTTATTCTATTGGAAGTTTCTCAACTGATGAAACTGGTGCTTTCTATGGTATCTTTAATTTACCAGATAATACTTTCCATACTGGCGAAAGAGTATTACGAGTAGATAATAGCACAGGAGGAAACCAAACTTCAGCAACAACATATGCAGAAGCAACCTATTATGCTGAAGGTTTACAAACAACTCAACAGCGTGTAGATTTTGGTGCTTCTCCTGCTGGCGCCAAAGGTACATTTACTCAAACGTCACAACAACAAGTAACATCGGTTTCTGTATCTCAAAGTCCTTGGGATCCAGTTGCACAAGGATTTATTGTATCTAAGAAAAATTATCCAAATGGTATTTTCTTAAATTCTATTAAATTATTCTTTAGGACTAAACCCACCACAGAAAATGTTCCTGTAACATTATCGATTGTTGGCACATTAAATGGTTATCCTAATGGTGATACATTGGATCATTCTGTTGTTACTTTAACACCAGATATGGTTAACACATCTGAAACTCCACAATATTTGGATAACACAACTTCAACAACATTCCAATTTTCTGTGCCGGTCTATATTCAATCTGATGTATTATATACATTTATTGTAAAGACTGATAGTAATCAATACACATTATGGACTGCCGCTAACGGAGATACGGCTGTAGGTTCTTCTGCCAAGAATTTGCCAACGGATAGTACACCTTCTGTTGTTACTAAAATTGGTGGTGCACCTTATGTTGGAGGTTTGTTTATATCTCAAAATTCTCAAACATGGTCAGCTGACCAAAACCAAGCATTAATGATGGTTGCAGACCAATGTGTATTTACAACTAGTGCAACACCACAGATTCCTTATCTAATACCAAAATTAAATCCACAAAGAGAGTTAATTGAACAGTCTGTTGATTATTATACAAATGCAAACAATGTTTCAAATACTTTGAATTCAATTTCAAATACACCAACATATGTTGACGCATTTAACATTACAACAACAGATTTTGTTCCCACAACAACACAAGTTTCTTACAATTATGTTGCTACTTTAGCTAGTGGTTCAAGTGCTGGTTATAAAAATATTACACCTGGAAAATATGGTACTGCAACTGCAGATGACATTTATTTGGATGATGGCAATGGCGAGCGAGTAATTTTACCATATTCAAATAATTCATTTATATTAAATGCAACATTATCATCTACTGATCCTTATGTTACTCCAGTAATTTCTGATGCCGGTTTAAGTGCTTATGCAATTAATTGGAACATCAATAATTGTTCATTATCAAATAGTTTGATTCAGTTAGCTTCTGGTGGAACAGGTTACAGCAATAATGCAAATCTTTCAGTAACAATATCTGCTCCAACAGGATATGGTGGTTCTTCTGCTATTGCTGCAGCCAATGTACAAAATGGAGTTATTAAATCAATCTATATTGTTGATGGTGGTTCAGGTTATTTGACAACACCAACAATTACAATTACTGATGCCAATACTACTCCAGGTACTGGTGCTTCTGCCAATGTAATTGGTGAAACTTCTCAAGTTGGCGGTCCTGCTCTTACAAAATATGTAACAAGACCAATTCAATTAGCACAAGGTAACGATTCTGGTGATTTGAATGTTTATTTAACTGCTTATAGACCACCAAATACAGATATCAATGTTTATTATAAAATATTGAATCGTAATGACACTCAAGGTCTTAATAATAGTTCTTGGCAGTTAATGACAAAAATTAATAACAGTAATACACAATTTTCATTAACTAGAACAGATACTTATGAATACGCTTTTGCTCCTGGTACAGCAGGTGTTGACCAAGGTTATGTAAGTTATGTAAGTTCAACAACTGGTCAAACATATACAACATTTAGTCAATTTGCAATTAAGATTGTTTTAACAACAACCGACAGTACTTTTGTTCCATATGTAACTGATATGCGAGCTCTTGCTTTACCGTCTAACGTAAATACAACATTCTAATATGATAGTTCAAATACCTGGCACCAGTTTAGTTCGTGATACAACCTCTATGGCTTTGATTAATCAAGACCAAAATGGTTTAAATGAATACATGAAAAAAAGAAAGCTTTTGGAAAGTCAAAAAAACGAAATAAATAATATGAAATCAGATATTTCTGAGCTTAAAGGTGATATGCAAGAAATCAAACAATTAATTTTAAAATTAGTGGAAAAGTCAAATGGCTAATACAATATCAACTCTTAGTTACGCCAATACTTTTGGAGATTGGGTAGTTGCAACAAATTTTTTAATTAATCAAAATAACCAAGCTTCAACTAATAGTTTTACAAAAGCAGCGGGTACATACTACTTCAATGATCCATCATTAGGACTGTCTGTTGCAAATAATGCAATTATTGGTGGTGGACTTCAAGTTGTCGGTACAGGTTCTTTTGCAACAATTCAAAATGGACTTACTGCTGGACAAGGTACTTTTACAAATACAGGAACAAGTTTAACTGTAACTGGTTCTTCGGTATTTTCAAATACCATGTTTGCAAATGGAAATACTGGACTTGCTGTAGCCAATAGTGCTACGGTAGGAACTAATTTTACAGTAGGTGGCGCAACTTCTTTAAATACTTTAACTGTTTCAAATGGTGCATCGTTTTTAGGAACAACAACCTATAATGGTAGTTTGATTGTTGGTGGTGCTACCGCTTACAATTATAATACTGGCCAATGGAATATTAGTATTACAGGAACCTCAGGTAACGCAAATACTGTAACCAATGGTATTTACAGTAATTTATTCTATTCCGATCCAACTTGGTTGACAGGTATTGCAAATACTAAGATTATTGGTACAATTCAACCAAGTCAAATTGCTGGTGGTAGCGGTAGTGGTTTAGTTAATACTATTACAGGAACCACTAATCAAATTGTTGCAAATACCGGTAGTGGTAACATACTATTATCTACTCCACAGAATTTGGACACGGCCGCCAACTTTAGGATTGGTTCTCTTGGTGTTGGTACTGCGGCTTCAGGTACTTCTGGTGAAATCCGTGCTGTTAATAACATTACCGCATATTATTCTGATGACAGACTAAAAACTCGTTTAGGAAATATTGATGGTGCTTTAGCCAAAGTAATGAGTTTAAATGGATTTCATTATGAAGCTAACGAAACCGCACAAGCATTAGGTTATACTGTTAAACCAGAAGTTGGTCTTTCTGCACAAGAAGTGCAGGCAGTATTACCTGAGGTTGTGGTGCCCGCTCCAATTGATGAGAAATATTTGACAATTCATTATGAAAGAATTATACCACTTTTAGTTGAAGCCATCAAAGAACTTCAAGCGGAAGTGGAAAGTCTTAAAAAGTAAAAATTCGATTTTTTGCGTTCCGGCCCCAGAATTCTCCGGACGCTATCCTAGAGTTGGAAAAGCGAATTTACTTTTAAGCTGAGGTAGGTATTGACATAAATATCCAATAGAATAATGACTTCAGGAATTTTAAATGCCAGCCGCCTATCAAAATCTCTACATAGAACAAGGAACTTCATTCAGTACGACCATCACTTTAGATGACGTATATGGTGACATCTATGACTTGACTGGATATACAGCAAATAGTCAAATTCGTAAATCTTATTATTCAGCCAATGCTACAGCAGCATTTCTTGCAATTGTTAATGCCAATACAGGCACAGTTTCATTGTCCATGAGTACTCCTACAACAGCCAACATAGCAGCTGGACGTTATGTTTATGATACAATCATTAAGACGCCAGGTGGTGATGCCACCAGAATTTTAGAAGGTGTCATTGATGTATCTCCATCAGTTACGAGGTAAGAATGGCAATCGGTAATATAAAAGTTACAGTAGGAACTCCTACAAATCCGAGAGCAACCTCTATTACCTATGGAAGTAGAACTTTAAAAAGTGCTACTGATTTAAATTTAGCGGGTGTGGGTGATGGTTTTGCAATTACCTATGAAGCTAACACAAATAGTTTTGTAACATCAAATACTATTGCTATTGCTGAAAATGCTATTGTTAATCGATTACAAAATGTTGATGGAGGTTCATACTAATGGCAAATACCTCAATTATACAATTAAAAAGAAGTAATACGGCATTTTCTGTACCAGAAGCCAATACTTTGGCTCCTGGTGAATTAGCAGTTAATTTAACCGATGGTCGTTTATTTTTACAGTTACAAAATGGTCATGTAGTCGATATTTCTTCTACACCAGCTGGCAACACTTATTATGTTTCATCAACTGGCAACGACATATATGATGGTAAAACTCCAGGTGCATCAAAAGCAACCATTCGTGCAGCAGTAGCTGCAGCAGTACCGGGAGATACAGTCTTTATTCATAGTGGTACATACACAGAAATTACTCCTATTATTGTTCCACAACAAGTACAAATTTGTGGCGCAGGAGAAAGAAATACAATTATACAACCTGTTGATCCAACAAAAGATATTTTTTGGATGAACAACAATGGTTATGTTACTGCTGTAAAATTTATAAATTATTCTGGCAATGCAATTTCATTTCCAGCACCAGTAGTTGAGAGTGGTATAGCACAAAGTGGTGGCGCAAATTTTGTTCAATTGGATTCAACTGCAGCTCCTTATGATGATTATTATACTAGTATGAATATTACTATTACAGCAGGTGCTGGAATAAATCAAACTAGAACAATTAGTGCATATAACGGTAACACAAAAATTGCTACTGTAAGTACTAATTTTATTACCTATCCTGATAATACTTCTTCTTATAATCTTTTTATTCCGTTAAGAAATTCACCTGCTTCATCTACAACAAGATATACAACATATATTACTGGTAGTCCATACATTTATAATAGTTCTTCTATTACTAGTCTTGGTGGAACAGGATTAAAAGTTGATGGATCGAGAGCTACTGGTAATAAGAGTATGATTTCTTCTCAATTTACTCAAGTAAATAATGGTGGTAAAGGTGTACATATTTTAAATGATGGTTACTCACAATTAGTTTCTATCTATGGCATTTTCTGTGACACTGCTTTCTTGGCCGAAACTGGTGGTTCTGCTTCAATGGGTAACTGTAACGTAAACTTTGGTAATCGTGGTCTTGTTGCTAATGGTAAAGGTGCTCTTGCAATGACTGCGGTCTTAAATGGTACACAAGCAGCAAATAACAATACTTTAGATATTAAAAATATAGTTGCAAATTCGGCTTTTGTAACATCAACAGTACCATTTTCTAGTATGGTTATGAAAATTGTTGGAGATGATCCATCAACATTTTATAGTGTTACTGCTGCAACTCCATTAGGTGCTAATGGAAATAGTTCGGTTACATTTGCACTAAGTAATACAACGGTGTTTGCTGATGGTACAGCACTTAATTTTTACCAACAAAGTCAATTAAGAGCATCAGGACAAACTTTTGAATTTGTTGGTGCAGGAACAACAATTGCAGCCATACCTAGATTAGGTGGTGTTGCAAATTCAGCAAATCAAATTATTTCAATTGCAGAAGGTTCTGTTTATGCAACTGCAACAGATGAATCTGGTAATTTTATTGTGGGTGATTTAGTACTTAATCAATCTACTGCAACTATTGCTGGTAGAACATTTACAAAAAGTTTATTTGCAGAAATGACACCTTACATTTTAGCGCTCGAAGGATAAAAAATGCCAGCTATTCCATTAAATACGTTTAAAACAACAACTTTAGATTTAACGACTACACCACAAACTGTATACACTTGTCCAGTTAGTGTAACCACCGTGGTTTTATTGGCTCAAGTATCAAATATTAATACTACAAGTTCAATCACAGTTTCGGCAAATTTTCTTAGAACTACAAACGTAACATCAATTATTAAAAATACCATTATACCAATTAATGATGCAAGTACTTTATTATCAGGAAAATTAATATTACAAACTGGAGATTCATTTTCAGCCAGTTGTAGCACAAATAATTCAGGACAATTAATTTTGTCATATTTAGAAACAGCAAACCAATAATAAAATATGACCAATAGATCCAGACTGGTTAGCGGTCGTGTACCCACAAGTAACTCCGCTAATGTCACATCAGACCGATATCAATTTTTAGATTTAAGTTCAGCAGAACCAAATCTAGGCGCAGCCAATACTGGAGATATATTAAGTTATAACTCCAATTATCCTGGTGGCCGCCAATGGATATCTGCCAATACATTAGTAGCTGGCAACACTCAACAAATTTTTGACAAAGCCAATTCTGCTAACGTATTGGCTCAAGCGGCTTATAATCAAGCAAATAGTGCGTCTGCTAATACAATAGTTTTGGCTGCTGTGGATGTGGCACAAAATGTTAATATATCAATTGCTTTAGCTGGTGTAGAAGCAGCCAATAGTAATATTAGTTTCTTAACTGGTTTCAGCCAAGGCGCTTACAATAAAGCCAATGCGGCCAATGTACTGGCACAAGCCGCTTTTGATAAAGCCAATTTGGCTGCAAGTTCTACATATACTCAAGCGGCTTACGATAAAGCCAATTCTGCCAATGTATTAGCACAGTCTGCATACGATAATTCCAATACTAAATTCAGTTCTACTGGTGGCAATATCACTGGTGATGTCACCATCATCAACAATAAAAACTTAACTGTTACTGGAAACTTGACAGTTCAAGGCAATTTAATTAGTACAAATACTCAATCATTCACGGTTGCCGATCCATTAATTCTTTTAGGTTTAGGTAACTACACTAGTGATTTAAAAGATATTGGTTTTGTTTCTCACTATAATGATGGTGTCAATGCTCATGCTGGTTTCTTCCGTGATTCCACCACAAAAGACTGGTATTTGTTTAAAGGTTATGTGCCAGAAGTTGATGCCAATAACAATATTATTATTACAGACCCAACATTTAGAACAGACAATTTAGTTGCTAGTATTGTTAAAGCAAATTTAGTTGGTACTACTGCTGTTGTTAATAATATTGAATTAGGTGGATTTACTCAGGCAGCATATAACTTTGCTAACTCAGCCAACTCTTTAGCACAAGCCGCATACAATGCCGCTAATGCAGCAGGTTCTTCAACTTATGTACAAGGTGCTTATAACCAAGCAAACTCAGCCAATGTATTGGCTCAAGCGGCTTATAATCAAGCAAATACGGCTGGCGCCAATACAATAGTATTAGCCGCTGGTAATGTGGCACAAAATGCCAATATAGCAATTGCTTTGGCTGGACTAACAGCAGCTAATGCTAACATTGCAATTGCTCAAGCAGGTGTTGTCGCAGCCAATTCAAACATTAGTTATCTAATAAACACATTTGTACCTGCAGCATACAATGCAGCCAATACGGCACAACTACAAGCACTTGGCGCTTTTGGTTTTGCTCAAGCATCTTACAATCAAGCAAACTCTGCTCTTGGTATTGCTTTATCTGCTGGCATACAAGCAAACGTAGCCAACTCAATTGCAAATACAGCATTACAAAATACAGCAAGTATTGTTACTGCTGGTAATTTAACTGTATCTAATAACTTAACTGTAACAAATAATGTAACCGCAGCATATATTACCACTACTGGTATTGGTGGTAGCATTAGTGGTGCCAATACAATAAGTGCAAACACACTAAATGTACTTAATGCAATCGTCACGTCCAATACAGCATCAACATCAAATACTACTGGTGCCTTATTAGTTACAGGTGGTGTAGGAGTACAAGGCAATTTATATGCTACTGCTGTATATTCAAACAATCAAATAGTTCTTACATCAGAACCAATTGGTCAAAATGCTTTCAACAAAGCCAATGCGGCCAATGTACTGGCACAAGCCGCTTTTGATTATGCAAATTCAGCCTCTGGTGGTGCTTTAGCTGCAGCTGCATTTAACAAAGCCAATTCAGCTAACGTACTGGCACAAGCAGCCTTTAATGCAGCTAATGCAGCAGTACAGACTACAGGCGGTACAATTACAGGCACATTGAATGTTGCCAATATTATTGAGACCGGCAAAACAATAACTGTTGCAGCAAACACTTCATGGAATACAAATTCACAACTTGCTAATAGTGGTATTGTAGTTGGTAATTTAACTTATAAGTCCAATAGTGTTTACTTTGATGGTACAGAGGATTCTTTAACACTAAGTCCTGGTGTTACAGTAGGTGCAAATGAATACACCATTGAATTTTGGATGTATTTGTTGGATGCCAACATTAATACTCCTTTAGGTATTGTAGGAACAAATACAACTAACGCTTTCAATTTAAGATTAAACAGTAATACACAAATTCAAATTGATAAATCGTTTGCTGGTTCTCAATTATTTACTGTACCAACAATTCAATCAGGTACTTGGTATCACATTGCGGCCGTTCGTGACGTTTCAAGTCGTGCAACCGTTTTCATAAATGGTGTTCGTTCTTCTACTGGATATGTAACAGATAGTTTAAATTATAGTGGTCCAACAAATTCAATTGCATCCACTATTTCTACTGCAAATTATAGTCCGTATTTGAGTAACATTCGAATTGTTACCAATAATACTCTTTATGATCCTACCCAATCAAGTATAACTGTTCCAACTAGTATTTTAGGAACTGTTACTGGTACTCAATATTTGGGCGCTCAATACGCTGCAACTTATGATGCTTCAGGTAATCAAACAGTTACAGTAAATGCTGATGCAAGAACAGAAGGTTTCTCCCCATTCTATAATCAACCAGCAATTAGTTTGTTGTATGATGGTGCCAATAATTGGTTAACTTATGGTGGTATAACTGCTGCAGCTTTCAATTCAAATGGAATTAATGTTTTAAATTTTGCTAAAGCAGCGTTTGATTTTGCTAACTCAGCCGCTGGTGGCAGTTCAGTAGATTCTTATGCTAGAATAGTTGCCAACAGTACTGCTATTGTTGCTAACATTGTTGGTGCCGGCCTTGTAGCAACTAATACTAATACTGCTATAGCATTAGCTGGTGTTCAAGCAGCCAATTCTAATATTAGTTTCTTAACTGGATTTAGCCAGTCAGCATACACTACTGCCAATACAACTGCTACGGTAGCCAACAGTACTGCCGTGGTGGCCAACATAGTAGCCGCTGGACTAGTAGCAACTAATACCAATACAGCGATAGCTCTCGCTGGTGTTGTTGCGGCAAACTCTAATATCTCATTCTTAACTGGATTCAGCCAAGGTGCCTATGACAAGGCAAACACCACAGCAACAGTAGCTAACAGTACTGCTGTGGTGGCCAATATTGTTGCAGCTGGTCTTGTGGCAACCAATACAAACACAGCAATAGCTTTAGCTGGTGTAGAAGCAGCCAATTCTAATATCAGTTTCTTAACTGGTTTTAGTCAAGGTGCCTATGACAAAGCTAATTCAGCTAATGTGTTGGCACAATATGCAGCCAATAAAGCAAACACTTCATTACAACTTAGTGGTTCAAGTCAAACTGTAAGCAGTAATGTTACTATTCAAGGTGATTTAAGCGTTACAGGAAATGTTGTTTATACAGGTAATGTAACTTCAATTAGTGTTACTGGTAATACTGGTCAATTCTTTGGTTATGCTAGCAATGGTTTCAATGCTTTGTATGCTGGTATTCCAACTGGTTATCGTATTGAACCACAATCAACTTTCCAAGTTACTGGTAACTTTGATGGTTACTCCGGTATTAATATGCAAAATATTAATTCTGGTCAAAATGCTTCTGCTGATTTATTCATTACAGCAGACAATGGAACAACTCTTGATAGCTTCTTAGATTTAGGTTTAGCTTCAAGTAATTATGACTACACTGGTTATTCATTAATTGGTAGAAATGATGGTTACTTATTTGTAACCGGCAACACCACGACCGGCGGTGGTAGTATGGTTATTGGTACTGGCGGACCAAACGATGTAATCTTTGCTACTGGAGGTCTTGAATCTCAACATGAAGTAATGCGTATTACTTCAAATAATAATGTAATAATTAAAAATGCCAATTTAATTGTACATGGTACCAATGTAACTTCTGTACTACAAGATTCATACAACAAAGCAAATAGTGCTTCTGCTAACACCATTGTAACTCAGGCAATTGATGTATCACAAAATGCTAATATTGCCATTGCTTTAGCTGGTGTTCAAGCAGCTAATAGTAACATTAGTTTCTTAACTGGTTTCAGCCAAGGTGCCTTTAATACTGCTAATACAACTGCAACAGTAGCCAATAGTACGGCCGCAGTTGCTAATATTGTGGCTGCTGGACTGGTAGCAACTAATACCAATACTGCCATAGCACTTGCTGGTGTTGCTGCGGCAAACTCCAATATCTCATTCTTGACTGGATTCAGCCAAGGTGCCTATAACAAAGCTAATGCAGCATTACCAAATACTGGCAGTTTAATTACTGTAAATTCAGTATCACAAGTTTATATTTCAAATACATCACCAACAGCTTTGACTGTTGCTGGTGGTGCAAACATTGTTGGTAATTTAATTACCTCTCACGTTACATCTTCAGGTAATCTTTTACCGAGTATTAATAACACCTATTTCTTAGGTAACCCTAGTCAACGTTGGCACTCTTTATATGTTGGTCCAGGTTCTGTTGACATTGGTGGAATTGTTTTAGGTAATACCGGTGGAGCATTATCAATTAGTGCTTCAGATATTCAAATAATACCTCCAGCAGGCCAAGCACCTTTACCTTCTTTCAGTTACACAGCCAATGTGGCCAATTCGGCACAAGCAAATACTATTGTAACTCAGGCAGTAGACGTATCTCAAAATGCTAACATAGCAATTGCTTTGGCTGGAGTTGCGGCAGCTAATGCCAATATTATTGCTTTGTATGCTGGTAATGTGTCACAAAATGCTAACATAGCAATTGCTTTGGCTGGAGTTGCAGCAGCTAACTCCAATATTTCATTCTTAACTGGCTTTAGCCAAGGTGCTTATGACAAAGCCAATGCGGCTTATAATTATGCTAATTCAATATCAACAGTTTCAACTTTCACTCAAGGTGCTTACGATAAAGCCAATGGTGCCTACGACAAAGCTAATTCAGCTAATGTATTAGCACAATCTGCGTTTGATAATTCCAATACCAAGTTTAGTTCTTCTGGTGGTAATATTACCGGTGATGTAAGTATTATTAACAATAAAAATTTACTTGTTACAGGAAACTTAACTGTTCTAGGAAATTTAGTCACCACAAATACACAACAGTTTACAGTAGCAGACCCATTAATTCTTTTAGGTACAGGAAATTATTATACCGATGTATTAGATATTGGTTTTGCTTCACATTATAATGATGGTGTCAATGCTCATGCCGGTTTAGTTCGTGATTATGGTACAAAAGAGTGGTATCTGTTTAAAGGATATACTCCAGAGCTTGATGGCGTTAATCAACTTGACATTACAGACCCATCGTTTAGAACAGCAAATCTAAATGCTGATATTGTTCGTGGTAATTTAATTGGTACAACAGCAGTAGTTAATAATATTGAATTGGGTGGATTTACACAAGCTGTATATCGTGCATCAAACGTAGTTGCATCTGGTTTGGTGGCAACTAATTCAAATGTTTATATTGCTCTTGCTGGTGTTCAAGCTGCAAACTCCAATATCTCATTCTTAACTGGATTTAGTCAAGGCGCCTTTAATACTGCTAATACAACTGCTACGGTAGCCAATAGTACCGCAGTAGTCGCTAACATTGTTGCAGCTGGTCTTGTAGCAACTAATACCAACGTAGCAATTGCTTTAGCTGGTGTTGCGGCAGCTAACTCTAATATTAGTTTCTTGACTGGATTTAGCCAAGGTGCCTACGACAAGGCAAATACCACAGCAACAGTAGCCAATAGTACCGCTATTGTTGCTAATATTGTGGCGGCTGGACTTGTAGCAACTAATACCAATACTGCCATAGCTCTTGCTGGTGTACAAGCAGCCAATGCCAATATTAATATAGCACTTGCTGGTGTTGCAGCAGCTAACTCCAATATTTCATTCTTAACTGGCTTTAGCCAAGGTGCTTATGATAAGGCAAATACAACTGCTACGGTAGCCAACAGTACTGCCGTAGTAGCCAATATTGTTGCCGCTGGACTAGTAGCAACTAATACCAATACAGCGATAGCTCTGGCAGGTGTTACCGCTGCAAATAGCAATATCAGTTTCTTAACTGGCTTTAGCCAAAGTGCTTACGATAGAGCTAACATTGTTGCTGCTGGATTGGTGGCAACTAATACTAATACTGCTATAGCATTAGCTGGTGTTCAAGCAGCTAACAGTAACATTTCATTCTTAACTGGCTTTAGCCAAAGTGCTTACGATACAGCCAATATTGTGGCTGCTGGATTAGTTGCTACCAATACTAATACTGCTATAGCACTTGCTGGTGTTCAAGCAGCCAATTCTAATATTAGTTTCTTAACTGGATTTAGCCAAGGCGCTTACGACAAAGCCAATGCGTCTTATAATTATGCCAATTCATTAGCTAGTGGTATTACATCATTCACTCAAGGTGCTTACGATAAGGCAAACTCAGCAAATGTACTGGCACAGGCATCATATAACCAAGCAAATATTGCTAGTATTGTAGCGAACAGTACATCAGTAGTAGCCAATATTGTTGCCGCTGGATTGGTGGCAACCAACACTAATACAGCAATTGCTCTTGCTGGTGTGGTTGCAGCCAATGCCAATATCAGTTTCTTAACTGGCTTTAGCCAAGGTGCTTTCAATACTGCCAACACAACTGCAACAGTAGCTAACAGTACAGCAGTAGTAGCAAACATTGTTGTTGCTGGATTAGTGGCCACCAATACTAATACCGCTATTGCTCTGGCAGGTCTATCAGCAGCCAATGCTAATATTAATTTCTTAACAGGATTTAGCCAAGGCGCATACGATAAAGCAAATACCACAGCAACAGTAGCTAATAGTACATCAGTAGTAGCCAACATTGTGGCTGCTGGGTTAGTAGCAACCAATACTAACACTGCTATAGCATTAGCCGGTGTACAGGCAGCAAATTCTAATATTGGTTTCTTAACTGCCTTCAGTCAAGGTGCTTATGACAAGGCGAACACTACTGCTACCGTTGCTAACAGTACCGCTTTTGTGGCCAATACTAAAGTAACATATAATGGTTGGACACCAAACACATTAGTATTTGCCAATGCAGCTGGTTATTTAAGTAATGTAAGTAATTTACAATTCAATAGTTCGAACAGTTCATTGTATGTAAACGGATTAACAAATTTAAATTACACAGGCTTTGCTGGTTCTCAAAATGCCGCTTTAGTTGTTTCTGGTTCCAATACTAAAGGTGGTATTGGTTATGTAGATTTCTTACAAGTAACCAATCAAAGCGGTAATGGTGTTACAAATCCAAGTAAATATTTCCGTTTAGATAACTCTGGTACATTACAGATTATCAATTCAGATTATACTGATAATATTTTCCAAGTAACTAATTCTGGTGATTTAACTGTACCACAAAAGATTCAAGGTAATTACATTCAATTTGGTGATGGTTCAAAACAATATACTGCCAATGCAGGTTCAGGTGGCGGTGGTGTTTCATCACAAGATGCTTTCAACAAAGCCAATTCAGCCAATGTTTTAGCACAAGCAGCTTACAATTGGGCTAATGCGGCTTATGATTATGCCAATACAATTATTAGTGGTGGCGGTTCTGATACTTATGCCAGAGATAAAGCCAATTCAGCAAACGTACTTGCTCAATACGCAGCAGATAAAGCAAACGCAGCATTTAACTATGCTAATACAATTTCTGGTGGTAATTCAGTAGATTCTTATGCTAGAATAGTTGCTAACAGTACTGCTATTGTTGCTAACATTGTGGCTGCCGGGTTGGTATCTACCAATACTAATACTGCCATAGCTTTTGCTGGTGTTGCAGCTGCCAATTCTAATATCAGTTTCTTAACTGGCTTTAGCCAAAGTGCTTACGACAAAGCCAACTCAGCGTCTGGTGGAAATTTAGCACAAGCTGCATTTGATAAAGCAAACGTAGTAGCAGCTGGCCTTGTATCAACCAATACCAATACCGCTATTGCTTTAGCTGGCGTTGAGGCAGCTAATAGTAACATTAATTTCTTAACTGCCTTTAGCCAAGGTGCCTACGACAAGGCAAATACAACCGCTACCGTAGCCAACAGTACTGCTGTGGTAGCCAATGTTGTGGTCGCTGGACTTGTAGCAACTAATACCAATGTAGCAATTGCTCTTGCTGGTGTACAAGCAGCCAATGCCAATATTAATATAGCACTTGCTGGTGTACAAGCAGCCAACGCCAATCTTGTTATTTTACAATCTGGTCTTGATACAGCCAATGCTAATATTTCATTCTTAATTGGATTTAGCCAAGGCGCATACGATAAGGCAAATACCGGTGGCGGTGGTAGTAGTCAAGCGGCTTTTGATAAGGCCAATGGTGCTTATGACAAAGCCAATTCTGCCAATGTATTAGCACAAGCTGCATTTGATAAAGCAAATACTGGTTCAGGACTTTCAGTAACAACAGCACCAACACCACCATCATCAGGCAACGTTGCTGGTGCTCAATGGTATAATACAGACAATGATACTCTTTATGAATACACAACTTCAGATGGAGTATATTACTATTGGATAGATATAGTATCACCTGCTTATTCTAGTAATGCAATTACAATTACGGGTGTATCATCAGGCAAAGCAATTGCCTACGCATTAATTTTTGGAGGTTAAAATGGCAGCACCAAACATTGCACAATTAAATAACATTTATGGAAATACGGCGGTGTATTTGGCTAACACAGTTGCAACGGCATTTCTTACAAATGGAACAAATAGTGGCTCAGTCATTAAAGTAAATTCTGTTGTTGTTGCAAACTATTCTGCAAATACAGCCAACGCATATATTGATATGGTTCGTGGTGGAATTAGTTACCCACTACTTGGAAATGCACAAGTTCCTCCTAACTCAACGATGGTTGTAATAGGTAGAGATGTCATGATGTATTTGGTGGAAGGTGATTCATTAAGAGCAAATTCTAATGTAAATAGTCTTTCAGTTACATCTTCATACGAAACAATAAGCTAATGCCAAGAACTAGAGGAAACAACGGGGTTATAGGCCAAGCATTAAAGCCAGGAAGTGGCGGCGGTGGAATTATTGTAATTCAAGACGCAGCAACAGCCTCATTAGCCGGTGCTTGGCCAGGTTCACAATCAAATAATCCTATTTACACTGGAGGAGGAGGATATACAGTATCAGCAGTTCTCTCAAGTGTAGTGGTAACCAGTAATACTTTTGCCAATACTGGAGGATTAATTGGTTATAGCAATTCTTTTGTAAAAGTATTTGGTACAGGATTTATAGCCAATACCGTGGTGGTAGTCAATGCAAATAATGTGCCCCAAACAAATGTTACTTATGTGAGTTCATCAGAACTTAGAGTTGCTTTACCTATAATAGCAAATGTTGCAACTGTAACATTTAATGTACTTAATCCTTCTGAAAATAATATTGGTGTTACCGCACCTTCCTATCAAGGAGCTTATCTGGTTGTTGGTGGAGGAGGCGCAGGAGGATACCAAGCAGCTGGCGGCGGTGGCGCAGGAGGATTTTTAAGTGGTAATACTACTTTTGTAAAAGGATTAAGTTATCCCATTACTGTTGGTAAAGGTGGTTATTCAACATCAATTTCACCAATTTACCAACGACAAGGATCAAGTGGGAACAATTCTACTTTTTCTGTTTTTACGGCTTATGGTGGTGGCGGAGGTGGTGCCAGCAATCAACAATCAAGTTGTAATCCGTGTGGTGCATATGGTTTAGCTCAATGGACAGGTATTCCTGGTTCCAGCTGTATTTCCAAAACGGCCGCAGTTGGCTCGGGTGGAGGCGGATCAACACAGAGTTCGGGTAATCCTGCTGCTTTTGGTGGTTTAGCAGTAGGAAGTCCTGCAGTAGGTAATGCTGGTTCACAAGGATATCCTGGTGGCAAAGGAACTGTCGGACCAATAAATCGAGGTGGTGGCGGTGGCGGAGCTGCAGCAGTAGGCGCAACAAGCACAGTAGGTGCGGGTGGAAATGGTAAATTATTTCCATATACCGGATTGTTTTATGCTGGAGGTGGTGGCGGTGGCTCTGGCGGTAATGATCCTTCCTCTTGCGGCGGTCAAGGTGGTGGCGGATCAGGCGGCTCAAATTCATTCGCCGGCACTGCTGGCCAATGTGGCAGAGGTGGAGGTGGAGGAGGTGGAGGCGCTACAGCAAGCTTGCCTCAGAGAGGCTATGGATTATCCGGAGGACCAGGTGTAGTTATTTTAGTAGTTCCAAATTCAGCTTATCCCGGCACAACACCTGGTGGTGCTACCGTGACAACTCCAGTTTGTGCTCCAGGAATGACGGTATTAACTTATCCTGGACCAACAGCGTGTGCTTTTTCTCCCACAAATACAACTTCTTATATTTTTAGAGCTTAATAAATATTTAAATAAACGGATAACAAATGTCTTTTCCAACTAATCCAACAAACAACTCGACTACTATTGTTAATGGTATAGTATATACCTATAACTCTGCGACTAGTTCTTGGACAAGAAGAGCATCAGCTAATACTGTTGGATTAACTTATACCGCATCTAACGGTATTGTTCCTATTTCTCCAAGAACTGGTGACCAATGGTACAATATTTCAGAAGATATTATCTACGAATACATAACAGATGGCACAGGATTTTATTGGGTCGACCAATCATCATCAGCAGTATCAACAACTACATCTTTAAATACTGCATTACAAAATAATCAATTAAGTCCATTTTTATTAATGGGCTCATAAGGAAAAAAAATGGCAATCTCATATAAAGTTTTAGGACAAAGTAACCCAACTGCTAATACATTAGTAACTTTATATACTGTTCCGCAATTTACTAATACTGTAATTAGTACTGTTACTGTTTGCAATCAATCAAATACTGTGGCTGCATTTAGTATTGCTGTGCGTCCAGCAGGAGCTTCAATATTAAATCAACATTACATTAACTATAACACTCCTGTTCCTGGTAATGATACAGTTGCTTTAACTCTTGGTATGACATTAGCTGCAACAGATGTTTTATCTTGTAATGCAAATACAAGCACAATAAGTTTTAATGCTTTTGGTAGTGAGTTAAGTTAATGAGTTTTTCAACCATTAGCCAATCTCAGCTAGGCCAAGAAACTGCTAGAAATAGTGAGATTGTTACATCTTCGGTTAAAATAATTAATTCTGGTGGCACAGGTCCGACTATCACATCTGTTATAATAACAGATAGTAATTATAATAATTTAGATGACACCGCAGTTGGTACAAGTAATTCATTTATTAAAATTATTGGTTCTGGATTTTCAACTAATGCCAATGTATTTGTTGGTGGAACACAAGTGCCAACCGCTAACGTAATCTTTACAGATTCAGGTGAACTTAGAGTTAGATTGCCATTTCTTACCGTAGGTACAAATAATTCCGTTTCACTATTTAATACTACTGGTTCTGGCGTTGTATGGAGTTCAAGTTTATTTTGTAGTGGATTTCCTGTATTTACAACTACTTCTTATAGTTCAAATAGTTTAACTGTTAGTGTACAATTATTAGCAACAGGAGATGGTACATTAACATACACTTTAAAATCCGGTAGTTCATTACCAGAAGGACTAACATTATCTTCAACAGGTTTAATTTCTGGTACGGCAACTGTTGATAGTACTACAACATTTACCGTATTGTTAAATGATTCTCAAAACCAAACCACACAGCAAGATATTACTTTAACAATTAGTTCAACTGATTTATATTTTAAATATACCACCTTATTATTACAAGCAGATAATACAGCCAATGGCGCACAAAACGGAACTTTTTTAGATTCATCAAATAATCGTTATATTGTAACTCCATCAGGAACTAAACAATCCGGAACTATAAATCCTTTTGGTACAGGAAATTGGAGTAATTATTTTGATGGCACTGGAGATTATTTAACTGTTGCTGCAAACACAGGCATAAATTTATCTTCAGATTTTACTGTTGAATGCTGGGCTTACGCCACTACAACAACAAATGGAGTTGACCAAGTTTTTAACTATGGTAATTTTACATTTATGTTGTATCATAATGGCACCGATTGGACAGTTGAAGTTGGTAATGGATCAAGCAATCTTTTTACTCTAGCTGGCACGGCATCATTAAATAATTGGCATCATTTTGCAATTACAAGAAATACAAATACATATACATTTTGGATAGATGGTGTGTCTGCTTCAACGGCAACTAATAGCAATCAACCTGCTACATCAGGAGCCACATTGAGTATTGGTAGAAGTCAAGGATCTTCAACTCAATGGTTTACTGGTTATATTTCTAATTTCCGTATAGTTAAAGGTACTTCACTTTATACCACTACATTTACTCCTAGTACCACACCATTAACAGCAGTTGTTAATACACAACTATTGACTTGTCAATCAAATTTTTTTAAAGATTCTTCCACAAATGTATTTACAGTAACAACTGCTGGCAATTTAACTGTTGACCGATTTAATCCATTTGGTGTTAATGGTACAAGTTATGATGTATCAGCAAATACCTTTAATATAGGATCAACATATTTTGATGGTTCATCTTATTTACAAACACCAGCTTCGTCTGATTTTGCCTTTGGTACTGGAGACTTTACCGTAGAAGGCTGGGTGTATTCAACTGCAGCAACTAGTGGTAACTTTGGATTTTTTGATTTAGGTACAGCCAATGCTGGAGGCAGTCTTGCATTATTTCACAATAGTGGAAGTTTTTTTATAAGAATAGATACTACCGCTAACGATTTGAGTTATACTGTTCCTGCAGGATTTCCAAATGCTTGGCACCATCTAGCTTTGGTTAGAAATGGTGTAACACTTACATTTTATATTGATGGTGTAAGTGTTGTTTCAGGAACTAGAGGACAAAACGTAACACAAAATCAACCAGTAATAGGTTCTATTAATCCTAGTTATGGCATTAAAACAACTGGTTACATTTCTAATTTTAGAATGGTTAAAGGTACAGCAGTTTATACAGGAAATTTTACTCCAAGTGGCTCACCACTAACAGCAATAACTAATACAAAATTATTAACTTGTCAAAGTTCACAATCGATTGAAAGTGATATTTCAATTAATAATTTTCAAATTACATATACCGGTACTCCTACTGCATCAGGTAAAGTTCCATTTGGTTTATCAGATATAACTGATTCATCTACCGCCAATACAACATATAGTGGTTCAATATTTTTTAATGGATCAACAGATTATTTAAGTTTGCCAACTTCAACAGCCAATTTAAATCCCGGCAGCAGTGATTTTACCGTAGATGGTTGGTTATACCCAACCGTTGGTAGTAGCCAACAGAACATTGTTTATTTGGGAGGCAATACTGGATCATATGCTGGTATACGATGGGAAATGAACGGTGGTGGAACAGGATTGCAGATTTTAGCGAGTACGGATGGTTCTAGTTGGGGTCTTAATTATACTGCCGGCAGTTTAACGTTAAATGCTTGGAATCATGTTGCTCTTTGTAGAAGTGGAAGTAGTTGGTATATGTTTATAAATGGTGTACAAGCAGGTTCCACACAAACACTTGCGGGTACAATGTATAGTGGAACACTCAATCAAATAGGTGCTCAAAACTCTGGCGGTACTTTACAATTTTTTAATGGATATATGAGTAACATGAGATTTATTAAAGGCACAGCACTTTATACTGCAGCGTTTACTCCACCAACTTCACCATCACAACCAGTAACCAATACACAAATGTTGATATCAGGTAAAAATTCTGCTATATTTGATGGTACACTCCAAAATAACTGGCAAACATATGGTGATGCAAAAGTAAGTAAATCAACATACAAATACGGTACGGGCAGCATATATCTTCCAAGTTTATCTGCATTAATCAAACCACTTGGTCAAAATAATAAAATTCTTGCGAATGAAGATTTTACAATTGAATGTTGGTTTAATGTGGCCGCATTTAATGTTAACGTAGGAACAATTTACAGTTGTCAAAATACTGAATATTTAGCAATAAGAAATGCACAAATAGAATGGCAATCACCTACAGCATCATTGGCTTATAATATTCCTTCAGCAACGGCTGGACAATGGTACCATTTAGCAATTTCCAGAAGCGGAAGTTCAATTAAAATGTTTTTAAATGGAACACAGGTTACATCAACAACCAGTACAGCTGCTGTAATTAGTGTAGGATCTACATTCTATATTGGTGCTTATGCGGGTAACTATGCTGGTGGTTATACCTTTAATGGTTACTTAGATGATTTCCGTATTACCAAAGGTTACGCAAGATATACTGCCAACTTTACTGTACCTCCTCTTTTATTAGCAAGATAAATATTAAACAAACGGATAAAAAATGGCATTTCCATCATCAGCAAATACAGGTCAATCTGCCGTTGTTAATGGCATAACCTATGTTTATAATGCTCAGCTAAATACTTGGAAAGTATCGTCAAACGTTGCGAATATCTATTCATCCACGCAATTAACTCCAATTGCCAATGTATTTGAATTTGATGATATTTCCAATGCCACAGACGGATACAGAAATACCTTTGCCTTAACTTATAACCAAGTTCAAATGGGTGTGTACAGTCCATTTAATTTAATGGTATCGGTAAATGGTATTTTACAGAATGGATTTGATCCTAAATATGATACGGTATGGTTGAGTAATGTATTAACCGCATCCAGGGGTTACACAATTGACGCTTCAGGTAATCCGACATCAAACGGTTACATTAAGTTTGCGGACAGTCTTCCACCAAACTCCCAAGTACTAATTAGAAGTCAATTTGGTGCGCCTATGAACACATCAAAGGTCTATCCATTCAAACCACTTGACATTTTTATGGGCATATAAATAGATAATAACCAATTCCTAATTTAATGGAGCTACCATGGCACGCAAAGCAATACTTGATACTTACTACACATTTACACCATCGACAAGAACAATTGTTATTCCTAGGCCTATTCCAAAAGAGCGCTTGGTATTAATTACTGATGTTACCACAAATCAAGTAATTTACAATTTTTCGGATCCTAATTTAACAACTACTTCTTATGTAATTGCTACCGATCCAACAACTGGTGTAGTTACTACAACTATTGCATTGGCATATAATACTTCTGCATTAGCTGCTACAGATAAATTACAAATTACTATTGATGAATATGATGAGAAATTTACTCCTTCTGAATCATATTTGGATCCAATTAACAAGCTTCGTGTTTCTACTCCACAATCATTAATTGATACCGACTATGAGTACTCAATCCAAACTACCAAATGGGAACAATTAGCATTATTAAATAATCGGCCGTTTGCTTATTACGATACTGCTACTGGTGCTATTTCTGTTGCTGATATTCGTGCGAATACAGGTTCTAGGACTTTTACAGCTTACACCACAACTCCTCCTGCTGTAGGTTCCGCAGTGTTTATTGGCGATTCAACTTATGCTGGTGCTGATGGTGTTTATATTGTTGATTCAAATACTGCAACAACATTTAATTATACAGGTAAATATTACTACACAGGATTGGCTAATCAATCAATTTACAATACCGGTGTAACCAACGTTTATCGTGGTGGTATTTTTAGTAACTCTGCTATTACAATATCAAACATAACTGTTACTGCTCAAACTTCTGGTGCATTAGGTAATACTGTTACTGTAACGACACCACAACCACATGGTTTAACAATTGGTAATGAAGTTGCTCTTACTGGTGTAACTGCGGCTACATCAGGAGCACCAAATGGTTCTTATACCGTTTCTTCAATTGTTTCACAAAATACATTTAACTTTATTCAGCAAACAGGTGGCCCTTCTGTTGGTGCTTTAACAGGCGGCACATTGTATGTTCGACCACAAGGTCAAGCATTACACAGACCATTTGACGGTGGTGTTCGATTCTCTACTAATGCTGCTTCACATAATCAAGCATACATTCGTCAAACTCGTAGATATTTCCGTTACCAATCTGGTAAAGGTATTCAGATGTCTACTGGTACTACATTGAAACCACAGTTTAACTTAGACGGTATTACATATTCATCTGCTAACGGTGTTGTTTATGTTACGACAAAAGATCCACACAACATTCAACCAGGCGTTGGTATTTTTATTTCTGGCGTTCAAGAAAGTGGTTACAATGGAACATACACAATTAAAGATGTAGTTACACCATACACATTTAGCTATATTCCTTTATCAGTACCATCAGCTACTGTAGCTAGCGGAAATTATTATGGTTCTGCCTACTCTTGGAATGGTTCTCAAAATCGTATTGGTATTTTTGATTCGCAAAACGGACTATTTTGGGAATATGATGGTCAAACATTGTCTGCTGTAAAACGCAATGCAACATTCCAAATTGCTGGTATTATTTCAGCAACTCCAGGTTCTTCTTATATTACAGGAACAGGTACAGTATTTAATAGACAGTTAAGTGTTGGAGATTTTATTGTTATTAAAGGTATGACATATCGTGTACAAACAATTCTTTCTGATACCAATTTAACTGTTTCTCCACAATTCCGTGGTTTAAGTGCCATCTCAAATGCTCAATGTTCCAAAGTAATTGATACAGTAATTAAACAATCTGCATTTAACATTGACCGTTTAGACGGAACAGGTCCATCAGGTTACAATATTGATTTGACCAAAATGCAAATGTTCTATATTGACTATTCTTGGTACGGTGCTGGATTTGTTCGTTGGGGTGTTCGTGGTCCAACAGGCGATGTTATCTATTGCCACAAAATGATTAATAACAACGTCAACTATCTTGCTTATATGCGTTCAGGTAACTTACCTGGTCGTTATGAAACCAGTACATATGGTAAAGTAACTTACATGACAGGTGGTGCATCTGGTGTGGGCACAAGTTTAAACCCTACCGACACAACAGTTAACGTGGCTAACACAGCAGGCTTTGCAAATGCAGGTATTCTTATAATTAAAGGAACAGATAAAGTTGAATTTGCAAATTATACTGGTCTAACTCCTACATCGTTTACAGGATTGACAAGAGGTCAAGCAGGTAACACTAATATTTCATTTACAACAGTTTCAGGTAATAATATATTAACACTTTCTGCTTCACAAGGTACTGGTGGTGTTCAAGTTGGCCAATATGTTGTTGGACAAAATATTCCTCCACAATCTTATGTAACTGGAATTGTTCCAAACACATCAATTACAATAAGTTATGCTGCTACTGCTGCAGGTACATCTAATGCGGCGTTCTACCCAATGGCAAACATAGCGCAAACGCATACATTCTCTACAACGGCACAGACAGCAATTGAACAACATTCAATTCAATTTGGTCCTGAAGTAAACCATTGGGGTACTTCTGCAATTATGGATGGTGGTTTCACAAACGATAAGTCATTCATTTTTACCAAAGGTATGCAAATTGCACAACTTGTACAACCTGGTGCTAACGTAGCATTGATGAGTTTCCGTATTGCACCTTCTGCCAGCGGTGGTATTCCTGGTCAAGCTTTAGGTGTTCGTGAAGTTATTAATCGTATGCAATTGTTACCATATCAGTTAGACGTTTATGCTAACCAAGGTATGTTGATGACTATTTTCCTTAATTCTACGGCAAACAACTCAACTAATACTTGGATCAACGTAGGTGGTTCAAGCCTGACACAATATGTTTTCCATTCTAATGGTACTTTTGTTCTACAAAATACTGGTGAACCTGTATTCGGTTTCTATTTGAATTCTCAAGGTAGTAACGTCTATTCATCTACTCAACAGGACTTAACACAGTTACTTGCTTTAGGTCATAGTATTAATGGTGGCGGTACGGCAAATACCAATAACGGTATTTACCCCGATGGACCTGACGTATTAACTATTGTAGCTCAAAACATTAGTCCACAGGCAGGCTTCATTCAAACACGCATGTCATGGAACGAAGCTCAGGCGTAAGGTTTTCTTATGTCTTTGAATACTTCATTTCGTTCTGTTATACCGGTTGCAAATGACGACACATCAACATACTTTGTGTCGTTGCAACCGGTCACTTGCGGAAAAACGGATGCCAAATTTGTAAGTGCAAACCTTACATTTCAACCTTCAACACAAACTCTATCAGTTAATAAATCTCCAGTTGTATACAGTAATACCAGAAGTATATTTAATTTGACCACACAGCCAACACCACCTACAAATCCTGGTGTTGGTGATTTATGGTATGATACTTCAACTGATATTCAATTTGAATATGTTTTTGATGGAGTAAATTATCAATGGGTGGATGTTACCAGTCCAGTTATTCCTGGTAAAGTTGAATTTGTTTACAAAAGTGCCATTGCATTGGCAAATGCAAACATTGTTTATGCGCAAGCCGATACTGTAAATAATTATTCTAATATTGTTCAAATTACAGTAAATACAACTAATTATACTGATGGAACCACAATATATTGGAGAGATATTGGTACGGCAAACAATATCACACGACAATTCCCTAGATTTTTAGATAATGCAAATAGTGGTAATGCAACAATTTACAACAATACAAATACGGTAACTAGAATTGCAATTGATGATTCTAGTAAATTTAAAAATATAAACACATATCTTCAATTAGGATTTTATTCTTGCGCATCGTTTAACAATCTTTTAACAGTTAGTAATTCTGTTTCCATGATTGATAATTCTTATAACTATACAATAGAATATTTAATTGTTGGTGGAGGCGGTGGAGGAGGCACAAACGGTGGAGGCGGTGGTGGTGCAGGAGGTGTATTAACTGGTGCCGTGTGTGTTGATAGTAGAACAGCAAATGCAACAATGAATGTTATTGTTGGAGTTGGAGGTAGTGGTAAACCAGCTGGTCCTGCTTGTGCAAACTTCAATTCAACTGCGGGTGGTAATTCGGCTTTTATTGGTTCTGGAACTTTGGCTCCTATAAACCTTGTAGCTATAGGTGGTGGTTACGGAGGAAATTTCTTAAATTGTAATCCTGGAAAACCTGGAGGTTTTGGTGGTTCAGGTGGAGGTGGTGCAGGATGGAACACAAATGGTGTAACAATTACCAATTTTGGATTAGGTCAACCTGGCCAAGGATTTCCTGGAGGTCAACTTGTTACTGGAACTTGTGGAAGCTCCGGTGGTGGAGGCGGTGGTGCTGGTGGTACCGGTACTGGTATGCCGCCGACACCAAATTTTGGAGGAGGCGCTGGTGGTGTAGGTTACACTTGGCCTTTAAATGGAGTAAGTTATGGCGGTGGTGGAGGCGGAGGTGCTTCTAGGCAACCAGCACAAACAAGTGCAGTTGGAGGAAATTCACCAACTAGTGTTTTTGGACTTGGTGGCGCACCGTTTGGAGGCGGAGTTGGTGGAGGTAGCCGAGTTTTACCTGCACCTTTAATACCTACTAATCCAGTAAACGGCACACCAGGAACTGACTACCGAGGCGGAGGCGGAGGAGGCTCGGCAATTGCTCCTAGTCCTTTAATCAATGCTGCAGCTTCAGGAAATGGTGGTAAAGGAGTTGTTATACTTGCAATTCCTAATGGATATTATACTCCTGAAATGAGTGCAGGAGCCAACTCAACATCGACATCAACTTGTGGTTCAAAAACACTTTTAACATATCTAGCAAACAACACTTTTTACGGAACAAGAGCAGGTTACACAGCACAATTCTTAGCCGTTGGTGGCGGAGGCGGTGGTGGTGGCGGTAACGTAAACGCTGGCGGTGGCGGAGGCGGTGGTGCAGGAGGATTAATTTCTGGCCAAGTAAAATTATGGCCAGGTACAACTTATACCATTAGTGTAGGAACTGGTGGATATGGAGGAAACGGAGCCAACACTCCTGGAGACGGATCAAGTTCATCGGTAGGTCTCTCAGGAAATAATTCAACAATTTCTGTTTTAGGAACAACAATATATACCGCTTTAGGTGGTGGTGGCGGTGGAGCTCTTACTAAACCTGGAATCAATATAACACCAACCGTTCGTTCAGTTACGGCTCCCGAATTATCTGGTGTTGGAGGTGGTTCAGGCGGTGGAGGCATTAGCTGGAATGATTGTACACTCAGATACAAATATGGTGCCGGAGGTATTGCCACAGGAAGTCCAGGTGTAGGTGTAGCAGGAACTCAAGGATATCCTGGTGCTCCAGGAGCTCAAATAGGTTATGGTCCATCTTTCGCAATCGACTATGGTGCAGGTGGAGGAGGTGGTGCTGGAGGTAAAGCCAACACATATGCGGATTATGGAGCAATTACAGAATGTTACAATTTCCCTGTAAATTGGAGTGCTGGATTACCTGGAGGTGTTGGTTATACTTGGCCAATTACAGAATTAACTTATGCTGGAGGCGGTGGTGGTGCAGCAGGATTATTTTATTCTACCGCTGGAATGCCTACGGTACCTGGGCCCACATTTCCTACAGCACTTGGCCAATTTGCTGGCGGAAATTGGCCAAATCCAGGCCCAAATAGTTTTGGTGTTGGTGGAGCTCCAGGTGGCGGAGGCCTTGGTGCAAGAACTGGAGTAAAACGTTGTGGCTTGGCTCAATATGGCGGAGGACCATTCCAAGGAACTCCAGGAACTCACGGTCGTGGAGGTGGAGGAGGAGGATCTTCAGCTGCACCAACCAATGGAGTTTGTAGCGGACCTTCTGCACCAATTGCAGCATCCACATCTTTTGTAGGGGGTAGTGGAGGACCAGGCACCGTTATCTTTGCTATACCCACTCCAAATTATCCTGGTACTGCACCAGGAGCAACAGTCACAACTCCACCTGCAGCACCTGGTATGACTGTATTGACTTATGTTGGAAGTTTTGGAAGTCCAAACACATTTACCTACATAGCATAATTAAAATATGTCATTAACTAATTCTAAACTTTCTGTTGAACAAATTACACCTGATAGTAATGTAACTTATTTTGTTACTTTGCAAGCTGCAACTACTGGAAAAAGTGCGGTTGATTATGTTAGTCCTTTATTAACATATAACACAGGTTTAGGTAAAT